GGTAACCCTATATTGAGTAAAAAAGACTACGTCTGTAGCAAATGTCAAAAAAATTGGCCCGTACCGTCCTTGGCAAAAGCTTGTCAAGAAAAACACGGGCCAACTGTATAAGTAACGTATCTAGTAACTACTCAGTACTCGAGGATAGTCTCTGCTGCTCTAAAGCATGATCATAGTGAAGCTGATTTACAGCAAGCCTACTATCGTTACTTAGAGATAGAGCAGTAGTATTGTAGCTCACTGCCTCCGAGTACAGCCCAAGGTTGTAGCTCGAAACCGCGGCTAAGTCCCAGGGTAGGTCACCCCATGCAAAATCCTCGCAAAGATACTCTAATGGTCTTTCGGGTATAGCGCATGCATTCGTTGCGTAAGTCCTGCAGCTATCCCAAGAACCTTGTTCGTAGTAGTACTGAGCCAACTCAACTAGTGGCTCTCGTCTACCAGGGGCCTGAGCGACAGCCTGTATTAGCCAGTCAACTCTGTTATCCGGCTCTACTTTGGATAGATATCGCATAGATGCAGCACGTTCCGGGGCCCATGTAGCAGTTGGTAGATTTAGGTGTCGCTTGAATTCGACAGCAGCCTCTTCATATCGGCCGTAAAAATAAAGCTCTCTGGCGTAATAAAAAGCATTTCTGTCATCGTACAAATCTTCCTTCACAGCTTGCGCCAACAATGGCAAGTACTGCGACCTGGGCTTTGTATTATCTGGATGGTGATGTATTTTTAGCCCTGTCCAGCTCTGTGTCTCTGCTTCATCACCATATCTAGTCAAAACTTCGTGTACTGGATGCTTCCAGCGATAGCCAAAACGTGAGTGAATCTTATCCCCTCCGTAAACAAGCCCTGGGGAGGTCTCAGCTGAGTTCTTCCAACTCCAAGTGTACTCATAGCGAGGCCTGGTGGTGCCCTTTTCGAGGGCTTGTTCTAACTCTTCGCGCCAACCAGGGAGCAACACTTCGTCCATATCTAAGGCGATGCAATAGTCTAAATCCTGAGGCATTGCTGCTAGGGTCGCGTTTCTGGCCATGTCAAACCTCCATGGCTTTACCGACACGTCAATTACGTGTATGCCAAGCTCACCAGCTTTTTGAACAGTTAGGTCGCTAGACCCAGTGTCTCCAATCATAATAAAATCAGCTTCTTTTGCTGATTCATACCAACGTTCTACGAATTGCTCTTCATTTAAAGAGATTGTGTAGACTCCTACTTTCATTTTTGCACTCCTAATACGCTGATATTTTCTCGGGGATCAAAGCTTCCGCCAATGACCATAGTTAGCATTCCTGGATTGGATTCCATGCCGCTACGGTCTCTGTACCACTCGCTTCCGGGATCTGTCGTAGGGGCCTGTACCCACAATCGGTTTCCTATGTCCATAGTCCTAAAATTATGATAGTGACCTGACACCCAGACATCAGCATTACCTAGAGGCGTCTGCCCCGCTGCGTGCCCTGATAGAAACTTCATAACGTTGTTCTGTGAAGCTTGGTGGCCATGAAATATGCCCAACATGCAACCATCAACATCTACCGTTAAAGTTTGGTGACCTGAACTAGGGTATCTAAACTCAACGTGAGAAAGTTCTGGATTCTCTGCACAAATATCCTGCACTGCAGCCGCAATCTCTACGTTCCACCCATCAGCTGGATCGGCAGCAACTTGACGAGTCACCTCATCGTGGTTACCGTTAACTACAGGCACCACTAATCGATCAACCAAAGGGGCTAGAGCCTTTATTTGAGCTAATAGTAATCTACGGGCAACTCTAACTTGCTCTGTGAGTCCGAGATCTGAAGCAGCAAGACCTTGAAGTCGTCCGTTTTGGGAGGTGTTACCTTCAACGTGATCTCCGGGAAGAGCTAGAACAATAGTACCGGGAGCTACACCGCCTCTTTTTAGTGAGTTAAATTTTTGGATTGATCTATCAGTGAGGTGTAGAATTCTATCGACAGATTGAGCACTTCCTTGTCCATTTGCCTTTTTACCAAGTTGCTGGTCGCTGGGCACTACAAGAAATGCACCACCACCAGTAGATTTTTTGACGCCCTTGGATGGTCGCCACTTTTTTATGTCTTTAATGAGTTGCTCAGAGTCAAATTCCCCGGAGAGAGCCGCGTTAGTCGGGATCACGTTCACTCGGATTGACTCGAGGTACTCTCCATCAAATTTCTGCCACTTGCCTTGGCGCAACGAGGTGACTATCCAATTGTTCGGGTTTAATCCAAATTCTTCTAAGACCCCGGCAGCATCGGCTTCGTTTCCGGCCGGCCTGGGCTTGCCTATAAGGAAGCCACCTTTTTCGCTGTCAACGTCCATTCGAGGACGCCAATCTTCAGGTATGCCTAGCTTCTTAATATCCGACCCCGTTTGCCCTGGCTCACGCAGTTCGTCTAACTTGCTAGACAATCCCACGGTCAGACCCCACTACTAAAGCAAGCACACTCTTGACGTCTATGACGCTCTATGCTGGAGTTGCTCATCTGAAAACCCTCGGCTTTCAGTGCTCCTACAAGACGAGTGGCTGGTAGATACTCTGGGTGTAGAGTATCTATGTTTTGGAGCGTCTCTAGGTAAGCAGTTACATCACTCTCAGTAAGCCTACTTGACGTTGTTATGCGGATAGCTGCGCATTGTTTTGTTCTGTTCCTATGTAGCTTAGAAACCCTATCTATGCTTTCGGCCAATGCCATAAGTTCTCCTTGGGTCGGTTATGCTGCCAAGCCTACCACAAGATGACGCGTTTATGAAGTATATTAGAAGTTTATTTTGACTAAGCCCAGAACTTCCAAGAGCTCCCAGTCCAGACATATGTCTCTGTAGATGCCCAAGTCGAGCCATTCCAGACATTCACATCCGGTAGTGCCCAGTCGGCACCGTTCCAAACCCCTCCAATAATATTTGGAAGTTGGATTCGATTAGAGGTTGTATTGATGCTAAAGTCAGCGTTGCTTGCAGTACCTGCCCAGCTGTAGATCCCTCCGGGGGTTAAGCCTGTTATTATTTCGTTTCCACTCTGACTGGATGAATTTAAGCCAGTACCCGAGACCGAGACTGATGTTGCAAAACTGCTATTCCAGACAACACGAGCACTAGTTGAGTCAATAGCTGTTGCGGAAATATTTAATGTTGGGGTATTACTAAGAGTCTTTGCTGAGGTCGTTACTGTCTCACCGCCCTGAGCGTTCGATACTTGTATTGAGTATGAATAAGTGGTGTTGGCAGACAATCCGCTAATGCTAGTTGATCCACTGCTGGAGTTGCTAATAACTGAGTTATTATCCAATCGCCTAACAGTCACGCTGGTTGGTGCGGCGTTGCCTTCAGAAGAGCTCCAACTGATATCTACTTGACTCTGGGAGTTGCTAGACGCTCCAATTTGACCAGTTGCCGGCTGTGCATCACTCGGGGTCTGTACCGTGCTACTGGTTGCGTTTGTCCCTGTGTGATATGAGGTACTAGTAACACCACCACCATGTGCTGCAGAAACATTGCTATGCGCAGCAACTTTAAACGCGTAAGATGTGTTTGGACTTAACCCCGATATGGTGGCTTGGGTAGTGCCACTACCTACATTAGTGGCATAAGACCAGCTTCCGTTATTTGCTTGAGAAAGCACGCGGTATCCGCTGATTGGGATTCCTCCATTGTCACTTGGTGCTGACCAGGACAAGAAAACACTACTGGAACTTTGTACACCTGCACTAAGATTGCGGGGGGCACTCGGTACAGTGTCTACCACAAACTCCCCACTAAGAGTTCTACCAGATGCGTCCCCTCCTCGGCGGGCATAAATAATGCCTCCAGAGCCAGCAAAAAATTCGGTAGTAGTAGCATCACCCTTAGAAAACCCGTAATATACAGTATTGCCTGCAAATTTAGCTAGGTTAGGATAGTCTCGTTGCTGACCAGTACCAGTTGTGGTAGCTGAATCAGCGTAACCGTCTGTACCACCACTGCTGTTAGCAATGCGTAGACGCACGACTCCACCAGCTGATGAATTTGTAAAATTTATGGCAAATTGAGTGACCCTAATTGGCATCGAGCTCTCTTGACCAATTGCACCACTAGTATTAGTATCACCGGTTCCAAAGGTATATGGACTTGTTAAATACTCAGCGCTAAATCCATTGTTTCTAACAAAAGAGTTAGAGCCTAATGGAAATGTTTTCCTAGGCATTAGTAACTAATCCAGACATCCCCCAGTTGGGCACTAGAGGGCCCAACGGTTCCTGATTTAACGTAAACTTTTCTATAAGCTGCTCCATCTACGTAGTATACATAACCACTGGTTATAGACACCTCTCCAGCACCACTAATCGATAAAGGCGTCTGTGCGGTAGAAACTATTCCAGTAGGCCCTGTGGATCCAGTTGGTCCTTGAACGCCCTGAGCACCTGTTGGTCCTAACTCTCCTTGAACACCCTGTGGCCCCTGCGGACCTGTTGCGCCTACGCTACCTGTTGGTCCTGTAACACCCTGCTCACCCTGATCACCTTTAGGTCCAACAATAGGTCCAATATTTTGGAATATTGACCCGTTCCATACAAAGGCATTCTTAGTGTCTAGGGTTATGTACGCATCGTTTAGCGTATTTCCACTTGAGGGCAAGTCTGACTGAGTTGCAACAGTTCCGCGGAAATTTATTGACAACCCCTGCGGACCAGTTGGGCCGACAATTCCCTGAAGACCTCTAACACCTTGAGGCCCTGTTGGTCCAGTTGCGCCTTTTTCAATAATTAAGGACCAATTTGCGCCAGCTGCGGTAGGGAAGTATTGAACACCACTAACGTTTAGTGAACTCGTTGCGTAATATGCTCCTCCATTAAAGCTTACCGCGTCTCCTTTTACGTATGCTGATAGTTCTTGCCAAGCAGTACGCCAGGTCAATCCAACTGGACCTATTGCACCAGTTGCACCGGTTAGGCCAGTTGCACCTGTTGGTCCAGTTGGCCCAACTACTCCGGCTAATGCAAGGATCTGCCAATTGGATGTAGATGAACCAGGAAAATTTCCAACTCCACTAACGTTTTCAAAAGTTGGCGTATACCAGGTCGTACCAAGATAGGTAACTACGTTACTCTCTACGTAGTTAGAACTGGACAGCCAAGCTCCTCTGTAGGTAAATCCAACAGGACCCGACGGCCCCGTTGGGCCCAACTCCCCCTGAGTTCCCTGGATACCACGAAGCCCCTGTGCACCCGTTGGCCCAGTCGGACCTATAGGGCCAGTCGGCCCACCAGATGGTCCTGTTGGTCCCGTTGGGCCATCCTGACCCGAAGAACCATTATCCCCCTTGACTCCAGCCGGTCCAGTAGCACCAACAATTGGACCGGAATTTATCCAGGTAACATTCTCGGGGTCCCAAATATACAGATCTCCCTGCACAATATACCCATCACCAGTGGTGCCACCAACCTGATCCTCTAATAACTCTTCTTCTGTGTTATATTGACCCTTAATAAATACACCAGCACCAGTGTCGCCTTTTTCGCCAGTTGCACCCTGACTGCCGACAGCACCCGTTGGCCCAGTGGGCCCTGCATCAGCAATTGTGACAATTTCTCTCCACTGATTTAAAATTCTAAAATATACAGAGTTGTTATTGCTATCCACCCAAATGTCTCCAACCTGCGGAGAATCTGGTTCTTGGGGGCCATATGTGACATTGGCGCGGCCATCTGTCTCATAGGCTGAGTTCATTGAAAAACTGACGCCAGTCCTACTGGCAGCAACTCTAACTTTGTCACCTACGTTTACAGCAAATCTAAAAGTTTCATAGCTCTGGCCGGCCCCTACTGAGATATTAGAAGCTAGATATATTCTTGAAGACTCTGCGCCACCACTTTCGGCTGGGTCAATGTAGATTGTTGATGTGACCTCTAGAGCATTTTTGTTGGTAACAACAACTGCGGCAACGGCAAAATAATCTGATGTCGCCAATAGGGTTGTTGTCTCTGCGTCGGGGGTTGTATACCCAACTCTTCTAATTGGCATCTGTTATCCTGTCTTTCCTGTAATTATAACTCTGCGTTAGCAATGTAAGTAGAGGCAAAGAAAGCCCCTGATGTGGTGCTATTTGCGTTTCTGGTCTCTACAAATCCATCGATAGCCTGTTGAGAAGGGTTACCTGAAGTATTTACAAACCCAACAGCAGCAACACTGGTTAAAGCTATTGTTGGAACAGTCCTCATTGCGAGCGGTAGGCTGTACTTAGCATAATATGCGGTTCCAGAAGTAACATTTCCACTAAAGATTGATCCATACACCCCTGCACTACTGGCATAGTAGTATCGATAGCAGTTCTGGAACTCCACCAAGCTAGTGTAACCACTCCTTCTGAATGGAGCTGCGGCATCTGCCGCCTCGATCTGTATGCCAGTAACTTCTATGTAGTCAGCTGGTCCAGCTGTTCCTACTGGTGTGTAAGAGATTCTTATGCCAAGTTGACCTGTAAAAATACTGAGATTTGGTACAGTTATTGAGTATCTCTGAGTAACTCCTGGTGTCAGAGTAAATGTACTTTGTGCTTCTGCGCTCTGTGTCTGAAAGCCATCCCAGAGATTTCCGTCCGTACCATCTCCTGTTATTATTTGTGCCAATATTTGACTGTTCGCAGAAGAAAAATTATTTCCGGCACTGGCGTAGAACGAGAAGGTTACTGGACCTCCGGTCAGGGATGAGACATCACTTGCAACTAACGAAGTTGCGAGGTTTAAGTTTGACTCACTAGTATTTGAGGGAGTTCTTCCCATTCTTAGTGCATATTGCAGTCCTGGTACAGCGCTTAGCTCCTGAGACCACGTACCTCCAGAGGCTCCGCCAGTTCTATATACTTGAAACCTGTCTGGACCATAATATGGGCTAGAGTTCATGTTTCCCGTGAGTCCACGCTGCCAGACGTCAAAACCACCATTTACTGCAAGATTTATGGCTTGAGTTTCGCCTGTCGAGCCGGTTGGACCCAGTAGATTTCCAGTAGATCTCCAGTCACTTAGTCCTAGATCCCACACATACAGTACTCCAAGAACAAAGTAGGCATCTCCTGGACTGCCAGTAGGCTCAGCTATCCTAAGTTCATCTAGCGTTTCATATGTAGTACTGCTTATGTCTGTGTACCCTGTAGGTCCAGTTGGGCCACGAGCACCTGTTGGTCCAGAGGGACCCGCGACTCCAGCAGGGCCAGCCGGGCCTAATACGGAGACTGTAATTGCACCTGACAAAGTTGCATCATTTTGAGCAACATAATAAAGAGTGTCAGGAGCATTAAATGGAACTTCCCAAATAATCTCTCCGCTGTCTGCTCCAGGGTTTGTAATTCCCGTGCTGTACTCAAAGCTTGCACCGTACGGCCCTGCAATTGTCATAAACCGCAGCGGGTAGCCTCCAACGGACTCCCCCAGTGAGAATACGTAACGATGGCCTCTGATAACTGATAGTTGAGGGTCGTCAGAGCCGTTTATTGTATAAGAATTAAAAGCTGCATTAACTGAGACGTTGAAAGTTATGCCACCGCTCGAACCTGTTGGGCCTGTCAACCCAGTACTACCCTGAGGCCCCAATCCACCGGTCTGACCAATAGAGCCCTCAGGTCCAACAATCTGACCTACGTTTGTAAAGCTTGTGCCACCCCAGACATACAGGTCGCCATTGTCCTGATTGACATATGCGTCATTGACAGAGTTAGATGTTATGACCAACGACCCGCCTGAGCCATATCCCGCTGCTGAACCGTTAACACTTACAAAGTATAGGGTTGGAGCACCTTCTGGAACAACGATGGTCAAAAGACCGTTGGTTCCAGAAGTACCCGTGTATGTTACGCCACTTGAGTACTCAAAATCAACTACAAATCCGCCAGTAGAGTGGTGGCCATTAGGCGTAGCTGATAAATACATCTGGTTGTTTAGATTAGATCCATTGAATTGATTGAAGACATATTTTCCCCCCTCGTGTAAAAATAGGGTCGGCACAGCCACACCATCAAATAGGTACCTAACACCATCTGGCGTGCTATCGATTGTCACGACACGGGTTATGTCGTCGGCAGAGTCCGGAAGTGCTGCTTCGTTTTTAACTGATGCAATAAGGTTTATGGCAGTACCTTGAGGCCCTGTTGGTCCAGTCGACCCTATCTCGCCGGTCGGTCCTACAATCCCTTGAGGGCCAGTTGGTCCAACAATCTGGCCGACAGAGTTCCACTCAGTACCGTCCCAAACATACAAGTTACCATCTGCAGTAACTACATAAGCATCATTTACACTGTTACCTGAAGCTGGAAGGTCTGCGGACGTCGCTACGGATCCCAGTAGAACTATCGAAGCACCCTGAGGCCCGATATCTCCCTCTGGCCCAGTCGGGCCATCGACGCCTACGTCACCCTGAGGCCCTGTTGGTCCTGGCGTGGTGGAAACTGCACCTGTCGGTCCTGTTGGTCCAACATTACCTTGCAATCCGGTCGAACCTGTTGGTCCTGTTGCGCCTACACTACCTGTTGGTCCCGTTGGGCCAGCAATCTTACCAGCACTAAACCACCCACCAGCGGCATCGGCTATGTACAAGTTGTTATCGTCATTCACTACTATAATTGCGTCACCCTGAGACGGGCCAACTACATTATCTAGGTCTGAAATATCAGGAACACTACCCACTAAGGTTACTGACACACCTTGAGAGCCAGTCGGACCAGTCGATCCCTGCAATCCCGTCGAACCAGTTGCCCCAACTGGACCTAATGCACCGGTTGAGCCAGTCAGACCAGTCGATCCCACGTCACCCTGAGGTCCAACAATTTGACCTACGTTCGACCAAGTTCCGCCATCCCAGACGTAAAGATCACCGGTGTCTGTTGTTATGTATGCATCCGCTACAGTGTTACTACTTAAAGGTAGATTTGCCGCCGCTGCCACGGAACCTTTTAGTACTATATTTGTACCTTGAGGCCCTGTTGCTCCAGTAGCACCCAGTGCACCATCAATACCAGTAGAGCCTGTTGGCCCAGTTGGACCTACGGCTATGATTGTCTCTAATGAGTCCCATGTGGTACCTGACCAGACCCATTGCCTGCTATCGGGTGCAGTGAAAACCTGGTCCGCTATCGGAGAGTCTGGGAAGTTTAAAGGCATACCTTTTTCTCTTTCGTCCTTATGGACTAATTATGTCCAGATTTTATCATAGTGAGATGTCAAAAAATAAACTCAAAACAATTATACACCCCTGAGGCGTTGGCCAGTGCGGGTACTACTCAATACCGATGGAAAAAGTTTTTTTAGCACCAAAAGGTATATATGCAAGACTATTTGTTCCTCCCCAGAGGCTATTTAGTACGGTGTAGTCATTATTTTCACCACTATCGTACATAGTAGCCTGCGCCTCTCTAACTAGCCAGTTCTCTACCTGAGCAGGAGACCACTTTGGATGCACCTGCAATAGCAGAGCTATAATTCCACCTATTTGCGGTGCAGAAAACGAGGTGCCTGATAGAGTCTCCTGCAAGTAAGCACTATTGCCTGGGTATGTCGAGGACGAGGAATAGACATTGTTGTCACTCATTGCGCCAGTAATATTAGTACCTGCGGCATATATATTGACCCCTGGACCGGCGTTACTGTACGCTGCTTTGAATTCAGTAGCGTTTGACGGCCCAACCGTGGTATCACCCAATGCTCCTACTTGAAATCCAGGCAAATTATTTACGTTTGGGGAGCCACCTCTGTGGTAGTAGTAGTTTTGTAGACCTTCTAGGGTTATAAAGTTATTGTAGTCAGCCCCTCCTAGGCTGTCTGCTTTGACTGATTCGTTGCCAGAGGCGTTCACTACATGAATCCCTGCGGCAGTCAGTATCCCGATGTCAGTGTCTAGTGATGGCGAGGTGTACGGAAACTGGAAGACGTTCTCCGCATACTGTTGACCCGTGTGACCTTTTGTTGGGTCTTTTGTGGCGCCTGGCCAAGGCGTACCTCGATACTCACCGCCATTTACCGAGTAATACGCTCCGTCCCCAGTAGGGTTGAAAGTCAATGCGTCCTGTACAGTGTCCCAGAAAATTCCGAGACCCCAGGCGTTAATAACTACTGATGGTCTGCCATTGGTTTTATTTGTATGCCATCCAACCAAAACGTCCATAGCTTGAGTCACTGACAGTCCTGGAAATGGGTCTGACGGCCCCCTGAGTGAGCTCAACTTTATGGCAAATATTTGAGCCTTTTTTGCCCACCCGAAAGTGTTACCAGCCACTATGCTTGCGACGTGGGTTCCGTGTCCATCATAATCTGCATAAAATCCGTTTGGTTGAGTTCCGAACACACCAGACTGGGAGAACCAATTAATTTGTTGAACCCTAGTGTTGCCCGCTTCGTCTAGAAATTCTGGGTGATCTACTTGGATTCCGCTATCTAAGACCACAATATCTACGCCACTACCGTCTAATACGTAGTCATACGTCCTACCAGGGTCTGCCGAGAATGAACCAAAGACGTTTGTTTTATATATGTGACGTACAAGTCCCCAATTTTGCCTAGAACCGGTACTGGCGGAGGTCTTTGGAAAACTGCCTGCTTGAAAAGCTCTCTTTATTGGCTTTATCTCTTCGGGATCTAAAACCTCCGCGACTCGAGGATCTTTCCTCAGCTGGTTGGCTTCTTTTGGGGTTAGCATATAATGAGTGCTTGTAGGATTTGTAGTTCTAGCATCTGCAACAGCTACGGACCTCTTGGGTATTGCGCCCGCCTGATTAGGGCTTTCTTTAGTTAAATCCTCTAGAACTGACTCTGCCTCACCTGTGTTTGGAGTGTATACAACATACTCTCGTCTTTTATTAGACATTAACTAACCTACGATCCCTGTAGAGGTGTGATGCTGTTAACCATAGAGGCGTGGATTGAACAAATATACCTATATACAGTGGCATCTGTATTTGAAATATCGTAGGGTAGCGTGAAATATAGCGTTCCTGTTGTCTTACCCTGAGCACCGGAACCTGTCGACACGGTGCCGTTAGTTGCTACGTGAGTCAAGCCAACGGTAATATCGGAATACGAGCTACCTCCTGCGGGATCTGCTTGAATTTTAAAGGGATGACCAGCAACAGAAAGCTTAAATGCAAGGGTGAGTCCTCTATAACTGTATATAGCTGGATTTGATCCGGTATATGGAAATGAGAAGACGTATTGAGTTCCAGCATTGGTTACAGACACAATTGAAGCAGCAGGATACGCGACCGTGTCTATAGTAACTGCAGCTAAAGTTGGCTCGGACAAAGTGTTAAATGATGCACCTGGACCAGTGTCACCTGTGGCGCCTGTTGGGCCAGTGCTTCCGCTAGAGCCTGCCGGGCCTGCCGAGCCTGCTGCCCCAGTCGGACCAGTTGGACCTGTTGCCCCGGATCCGGAACCGCTACCTATTGCAGCCCAAGCAGTACCGTTCCAGACATATACGGCGGCATTAGTAGTGTCATATACAATTGCACCAGTACTAGGAGTAAGTGTCAAACGCTGTGTCTGAGTGTTGTTCGATAGGATAAATGGTGCAGAATTTAAGGTTTCCGTAGTCGGATTTAAAGTTATTGAAGTGGGAGATGATATAGAATATGTCCCCACTAACGTATCGGGTGGTTGGATGGCGGACGTCTCGATATTGCTGACAGCTAGAGTCTCGGAAGTCGCGTCATAAGTGATTCCTTCATTGGTTTTTCCACCAATTGATCCCGTGGCATCGTCATACAATCCAACAAAAGTCGTAGCTTGTGTGGTGTTAGCGACATCAACAGACCCGCCTCCACCCCCGCCTACACCTGCACCCGCAAAAAGCTCCCATGAACCTAGTAGATCTGATGGGTCCTCATTCAGGCTTGGAGAGACTGCAATATAGCTATTACTGCTGCGCTCTACCGCATCATTTAGCACATATGATGTCAGATCGGACCACGTCCCGAGCCAATTGATTCCAAGAGGACCAGTCGGACCAGTTGGTCCAGCGACTCCTGTTGGTCCGGTAGGTCCTTCAATATTTCCCGCACTGACCCACTGAGCGCCGTCCCAAACGTATAACTCCTCAGTATCAACTAAGACGTATGCATCATTTTCTGAATTATCAGCAGTAGGCAAGTCAGCCTCGGTTGGTACGGATCCTTTGAAAATAAACCCGATCCCTTGAGGGCCAGTTGGTCCAACTGGACCTGTCGGACCCTCGAGCTCAACTGCCACAACCTGCCAGGCAGTGCCGTTCCACTTCCAGGAGCGATCTGCTACTGAGAATATCTCGTCTGCTGCGGGGGAGTCTGGAAAATTAATGGGCATGATCTAATTATACCTAACTTGTTAAGCTGTTAAATCGCCATACAGGGTGTATGAACCAGATGCTGTACAGATGAGTGTGACCTTAGACCACTGACCCGAAGTCAGACGGTCAGCATTCTTAGAGTTTAGGGTGACACCAATTCCAGGAGCGAAAGTCAGCGCGCCAGTACCGCTCTGTATGAAGTCAACGGATTGCCCAGGGGATAGCACATTATTTACAGTACCAGTCGCTGCTACAGGAGATAGAATTAGCTTGCCCGAGTCACTAGATATGACGGAAAAATCACCAGTCTTGCTATTAACGGTTCTTGCGACCTCAAACCCTCCAGTTGCACCTGTTGGTCCGGTTAGGCCAGTTGCACCTGTTGGTCCAGTTGGACCTGCTACACCTACGCCACCAGTCGAACCAGTTGGACCTAGAGGCCCCTGAAACCCCTGGGGCCCAACAACTGAGCCGACTGAGCTATACTGAGTGCCGTCATACACATACAAGAAATCATCAGCATCTACGATGTAAGCATCTGAGGTTGTGGCACCTTCGGGCAGATCTGCTACTGTAGCGACCGAACCTAATAAGTTTATTGAAGTGCCTTGAGGCCCTGTTGGTCCAGTCGGGCCTGTTGGCCCCAAGGAGCCTGTAGGTCCAGTTGCACCAATTAATCTTCCAACATTATTCCACTGAAACGAATCCCAAGAGTATGCAGAGTTTTCTGTAGTTACGTTAAACGTATCGTTAACAACGTTACCAGATAGAGGTAGATCAGCTAAGACACCTACACTACCTTTAATAAACAACGTGGCGCTTTGAGCACCAGTTGCACCTGTTGGGCCAAAAACCCCTTGTGGTCCTTCGGGTCCAGTAGGACCAGTTGGTCCCTCAACTGTTGAGTCCGCGCCCTGTGGACCGGTTGGACCTACAGGTCCACCAGATGGTCCTGTTGGTCCCGTTGGGCCCTGTGCTCCTGCTGCGTTTTGAGCTGATTCCACCCAGTAATTATCGAAGTATACGTAGAAACGCCCGCTGGTCCCGTCAAACCAAACATCACCCTCACTTGGGTTTAGTGGAGCTGAGTCTGAGGTTAAGAATGTGCCGTCAGGTCCAGTCGGACCAGTCGGACCAGTCGGACCAGTTACACCCTGAACACCCTGTGGGCCAGTTGGGCCTGTAAGTCCTCGAGGCCCTATGGAACCGGTTGCACCAACAGCACCAGTTGCACCGGTTAGGCCAATTGCACCTGTTGGACCAACCACTGCCCCGGCATTGAACCAGTTGTTGCCACTCCAGATATACGATTCTTTGCTAGATTGAATAAAGTAGGTATCACGAAGAACGTTCCCAGATGTTGGCAAGTCCTCTGGAGTCTGTAGGCTGCCTTTGACGTTGATGTTTGTGCCCTGAGGCCCTGTTGCTCCTAGCAACCCGGTAGGTCCAGTAGGACCAGTTGGTCCAGCAGTATTTGGTAGTAGCTCTACCCAGAAAAGATCATAATATATGTACGCTTTACCGCTTAAGGTGTTGTACCATACGTCGCCGGCGGTTGGATTTTCTGGAGCGGAATCCCCTGGCCCAAATGCTCCCTGTGGGCCTGCATTACCTGTTGGGCCTGTTGCACCCAAGATTCCAGCAGCTATCACCCACTCTGTACCATCCCAGAAAAATATGGTTGCACCACTCTGCTGAGTAGGCCCAATGTATGCATCTAGTACGTTAACTCCCGCGGCTGGGAGTGATAAGAACCCTGGGACTGTTCCCAAAATGTTAAATACAACTGCGGGAGATCCTTCTGGGCCTTGTGCCCCTGTCGGACCTACAGTTCCTTGGGGTCCCGTTATAGGTCCAATATTTACCCATGAAGAAGAATCCCAAAAGAAGATATCCCCAGTGTCTAATGCAACGTATGCATCGCCAACATTTGCACTTGAAGGAGGTAAGTTTAAAAAGCTTGCTACGCTGCCTCGCAGATCTACTGGCAATCCTTGAGCACCTGTTGGTCCAGTTGACCCGATTATGCCTTGAGGTCCAGCTGGGCCCGTCGGACCAGTCAAGCCTTGATCACCCTGCGGTCCGAGTAATTCTGCTACTGATCCTGCCTGCTCCCACCCGGTGTCGGTTAGTATTTCTAGTTTTTGATAGTCCGTATTAAACCTGACGTATCCAACCTCTACGTTAGTCGGGCGTTGAGCGACGGTGCCTCTGGCAAAGTAAATAGTGTTTGTATCACCACTAATTATTTTATTTTTAAAGGTTTGCTGTATGTTCTGAGGTAAAACTGCATCATTTTGTGGTATTCCATTACAGGAAAATGAAATATTAGGACTAGTAGAAGAAACGTATAGCGTGTCTCCCGGATTTACGGCAAACCTAAAAGTTTCAAACGATTGACCTACTGATACCACAAGATTTTTTGCTATGTACACAGCATCGGCCTCTGTGGTGTAATTCACCGGCCTAATGTACACGTCGACTTTTGCAGAGCTAGTTGCAGACACGTTTAGGTTTGATACGATTACAGCAACTAAGTGCTCTCCCGTAAACGAAGCTAGCGGGTACGCTGAATCTGCTGCGCTAGCATTTACTGAACCTAATCTAATGATTGGCATTTTACTTCTTCCTTACGCCTGAGCCTCAGTCCAGGTCAGTTTAGCACCTGTAGTAGTGTCAGCAGCGGTCAAACGAGAAACTGCAATGGTCAAAATATCTGGACCGTCAGGGAAGGTGGAGTCTCCGCCCAAAATTGAGTTTGATAGCTCAAATAGATCATTAACATCTACCGTTGTTGACTCTTCCTGACCACCCTGCCCACCAGCTGCACGGAAGTTGTAGACCTGAACTCCACCAGAAATGGTGTCTGCAGGAGTGTGCTCAACAATTTGAACCAAAGACGGAGCACTTACTGATTGGAAGTTCAAGTTGTTCAACCTACCGTTCAATAGAAGCTTCACGTCAACGAGTCTGGTCGATGAGATACCAACTTCTTGTAGACGTAGCTGCATGCGGTTGATAATGTCTCGGTCACCGAGCTTACCCGTCAAACCTTCAGACACCGATGGGCTCAATCGGATTGAGATAAGTGGCTGGTAGTTTGGACCAGAAGTGTTGTTTAGCGAACCATTTGGGTACAAGAAGTAAGTGTACTGAGAGTTACCTTGGGAAGTAAAGTCTACTCCCTGATAAATTTTAGCAGCCGAATCAGCACCAACTGCTACAGTAGCAGTCTCGGTCTCGGGTACATCATATGTGAAAGTCGTAGCATTTGATGATGCTTTCACTTTATACACTCCGTTTGGAACTCGGGTAGACCCTACAATTTTTACCGCCATTTGATCAGTCAACAAGTGAGCCACTGACGTGACAACAGTGACGGTCACACCTGCCTGCTGAGTTGTTGATATAGCGTTACCAAAAACACTGTCTGGAACCAGCATGACTGTGTTGTCGTCAATAATCAAAGAATCATACACCCTGGAATTCTGTAGATTATCAAATTCATTGGCATTCTCCACATTTGTAGTTCCTGGCATTTGAACATTCAATCCAGGGAGTCCGTCAGTTGCAACACCCTCAAATTGTAGCTGGTCACCATTTCTGAATCCGTGGTTAGCTATGGTGATAGTATTTTCAGCTACGTCTATGCCCTGAGAGCTAAAGGACTTTGCTGTAGTCCCAAGAACTGGCAGTGACTGGCTCGATGCGGTAAATAGATATGCACGATCGTCATCAAACTTACCATCCATGATTACTGAAGTACCCCAGTGGAATAGTGATGGAATGTAAGTTGGATCGTTGTATGTAATTACCTCATAGCGGGCTGGCATGTTTCCAGAACGGAAGTACGACTCATAAAGTTGGTTGTTGTGAACAAACTCATGGATGTATTCAACTTGACCACCAGTAGTTTTGAATCCGAAACGGATCTTACCAGCACCATACCATGAGTAATCTATGTAGACCATCTGAATTCTCGATACGTCTAGGTTGTATCCAGTTTTTCCCGTACCATCACAGGGGTCAATTGACCAATCTGTCTGAGGTACTCTAACGTCCACAGTCTTTGTAACGATAATGCCTGATTTTGCAGGCGTTAGTGCGTGAATAGCTGTGGTCCCTACTGAGGAAAGGTCTACGTTTGACTCTGCGTCAGGCGCGGCTTTCAGCTTAAAGGAGTTGTTGTCGATTAAGTCAACGTAATAAGTATTACCGTTGATTAGGCCACCAATTTGCTCTCCGTCAATTGAGTCGTAGATTACTGGTATGCCTTGAGAGAATCCATGCCCAACTAGTTGGAACGTGTCTGAAGCCAATCTTACTGCTCCTGTAGTTCCATTACCTGGGTCAAACTCCTTCTGAACTCCAGAGGCACCCTTGTATTCGGGCCTAATAGTCAAGCGTGTGTCGCTCTCAATGTCGGCGACACGATAAGTTTGGCCACGCAATACAATGTAATCTCCCACTACTAGTTGTGCAGTGAATGCAGTATTCGTGCCGAAGACAAGCTCAGAGCCTTGTAGGCAAGATACGCTACCGGCCAACTGCTGAGTAGAGGACCTCCGTACAGCATACATTTGCTGACCGTCAAATTCATAGAACATTCCGTTTTGGAAGTCAAACATCCCTGATCGAATTGCGCCGTTAGTCCACTCTCTTACGTTAAACTGAGGGAATCCGTAAGCTCGAGACTCCACGCCTGCTGGTACTTCACCAACGGCATTAACACGGAAAGTTGTCAGATCATCAACTGTTACTTGAAACTCTCCATTATATAGAGCGCTTAGGTTGCCATCAGAGGACTCTGACTGATCTACAACAATAAAAAGACCTGATATCAACCCGTGAGGGCGGCGAGTCTTGCATATAATTTGAGTAGTAGAGAATCTATTCATTGATTCTAGATCAATAGAAGGCTTAAAGTTTAGACCAGCGGAAGTCTGGATTCCCTTACCTGACTGATAACGGAAGTACTTACGAGTCTGACGGACAATCTGACCCAACGAGGTTCCAGCACCGACCGACATCTCAACACCACCATCAAATGGGCGGTGTAGCGCATACCCCTGAGGGCGTACATATAGAAATGTTGGGTAAGTATAGCTAGCCTCGGAGAACTCGTTAGCGTATGGACGATCTACTGTAATCTGAGTGTCAGAGCCAATGGCGGTAATCTTTCGGATAATTGCGCCAATTGGTGTTGTAAAGGTTAGGTGGAAATCTGTTCCAGATCCAACAGAGCTTATATTTACGGTGTTCAGGTTGTTGTCTGCATCGTTTTTCGTGTTATGAAGCGTTATCTGTGTGGCAGATATTGCACGAACAAAGTAGTAGTATCCATCAACCAAAGGAGCTGGAGGCTGTCCTCCTACCGCCTCAAACTTAACGGTCTCGCCAGTCGTAAACGTGTTATCTTTTGTAATGATGTCCGTAACTTCACTCACGTCTGCACTACTAAAAACAATCTGCTTAATTATGTTCGGAGGGAATAACCGGAATCGGTCTCCCACTTTAAGGATCTTTGAGAAAGATGTACCAACTCCAGTAACTAGCACAGAACCAGCGCCCACTGAGGCTGATCCACCACCAGTTATGTTTCCATTAATCTGCGTAGTGGCTAACTGGTGCGCAATTCCGGTGCTAAAACTAGTTAATGGAATAGTTATACCAGCGGCTGCATTTTCTGCCGAACTTGAGAGTTTTATGTAATCCTTATTAATAGATACTACGTAGTAACTTACGCCATCAACCATACCGCCGATGTCTGTGGCAGAATCTCCCTGGGTATATATGACTTCAGTGCCAGTAATGAATCCGTGTGACTCTAAGAAAATTTCATCTAGATTCAGATCCAGTGATGAGCGAGGGTTGAATACTTTCTCAATTCTAGGAACTGTTCCACTTGCTAGTACAGTAAACTTCTTCTTGTTGCCGTCTACCTCAGAGTCCTTGATCTCATAAATGCCGTCAGGAGTCTTGCTCAATGAGCGCAGTGAGTGGGTGCCTACTGCTGCAGGGGTGTCTGTAAGATCTACCGCGGTTCCTTCGACTGCATCTGCAGGTGTTACAGCAAGCTTGATGTTATCACCATTAACAAATATCACGTAGTAAGGAGTAGCTGTAGTCAGCCCATCTACTACTTGCTGTCCTTTAGAATCGTACTCCACTAGCTCTCCGGCAAGGAATCCATGGCCCGGTAGCGTGATGGTGTCTAATTCAAAGTTAAGAGAGGTAATTGTTAGCGAGTGCACGCCAGTAGATGTTGCAGTCAAGTTTATTACCGTACTAATTTCAAGATTTTGATTCTGTGTCAGCTTAATTAAGCTGGAATCTACCTTTATTATGTAGTATGTTTCGCCATCTACAAGTCCACCAATCACTGGATCTGCTCCAGGGGAATAGACAACACTTTGTCCAGACACAAGTCCGTGGTTAGGAATGTACAAAGTATCTTCTGGAAGGTTTACAGTCAAGAATATGAATGAGTGACCTGTCCCTGTTCCTGCGCTAACAAAATTGATGTTGGTTGGTGCATCTAAGGATGCCTTTAGCTTAATCTGGTCAATACTGACCACCTCTGCAACATAGTACGTACTGGCTTCTTGCAGTGGGACAATAGGAGTCCCCCCGTTTGTGCTATATGTAAGAGGCTGATCTACCAAGAATCCGTGGCTAGGAATTGTTAGGGTTTCGGTAATAGTGTTAACTACCACCCTACTCAGAGTGTCACTACCTAAAGTTGTGTAACTAGATGGAATCGTAAAATCTAGTAATGAATAATTTGGTGCAGGTGTTGTACTCAATTGGAAAGAGTAAGCGTTAACTGTTTTTACGTAATATATGGTATCGTCGTTAATGCCCTCTGGTGATGTGCCCTGAAACCCATAAATAATAGCCTCGCCGTCACTTAAAGTGTGTGGTGTAGAGCTGTGTATGACGTCAGCTTCTATATCTAACGAAATTGGTACAACTGAGTGGTATGAGGTTCCTTGAGGAGTTATTTGAATAATATTAGTATTATTTGCAGCGTCTGTTGCAGTAGGGTGGACTGTGTTACCGGTAGTAAATGAAGTTTCCAGTGTTACTGAAACCTGCCCATCTGCTGTTGACTTGTACGAACTCAAATTTGTTATTGGCACACCGTTAAATGTGTCTTGGGTGTCATAAGTACCGTTAGATGTACCAACAAGAGTTGCAGTCGGGGTAATGAATATACCGCCACCACCACCAGTAGAGTTTGCTGCAGTGTTCCTTGAACCAGCTCCACCGGAGTATCCTCCAGCCCCGCCTGATTGCCCACGGAAAACACCATCAGCCTGAGCACCTCCGCCAAACCCGCCGTACCCGCCGCTACGCGCGTTTGTGTCCATGGTCAATCCGCTGTTGAAGCCGCCTCCACCGTTGGCGATAACTTGACCATTATTAAATGAGGCAGTTCCTCCATTAGTCAAGAAGCCACCGCCACCACCGGAGTAGCCACCACCGGACAATCCACCCTGCCCAGGGTTTGTTCCAGCACTACCATTACTAGAGGAAGACCCTCCAATTCTTCCCATCGAAGCATCAGCTCCATTAGTCGTATTTGAATCAGCCGAACCGCCGCCTGCGACGAATAGTGGCTCGTTACCAGCTTTACGGACCACAAAGGTTCCGCCTCCTGAGCCTCCGTATAGATCTGCTGATGTAGGACCGCTACCTGTTTGGCCTACAGCAATAGTTATTACCTCACCTTTAGTTAGGGCTACCCTGCCCGTAACAACTGCTCCTCGACCGGCTGTCCCTGAACCCGAGCCGTTGTATCCGGGGGCACCGGAGAGATTGAAGGTATAATTACCTGATACCGGTACAGTCCAGTCCTGGTAGCCCTGGAAAGCGCCTTGGCTCAAGTACACATCATCCCAAGGAGTGTTGTACGCTGCGCGCATTTGCTGCTGGTCCGGCCCAGTCCTACCTGTCACTCCACAGCTAGTAAAAGTGTGATTTGTGAAACTGTACAAAGATTGAGACCCAGAAAATTCTGAGATGGATACGTTTCTTAGGAAGTACGTTTCCCCACTAGTCATTCCATCTATGGGGTCACCGTTTGTAATGTACTTTACTGCTTGATTGTCTGGAGTAGATCCATCAATGTTCAACTTATTAGCATAAACAACTGGGGAGTTAAACGTCACTCCTCCAGGGGTGCTGTCAGTTATTGGTATGGGAGTCCCTCCAGCAGTTGTGCTAAAAGTAAGTTTCTTTGGTTGTTCAGTTGTTACATAGAACAAATCGCCATCAGCAACTCCTAAGATCGAACCAACAGCAGAGTTGTATATAAAGGTTGTACCCACCGTGAAGGTGTCGGGTATTTGATCCTCTGGGTCTTGGTTCTTGAAGTATATGTAGTCATCGTCAAAGTTAATGTTAGTCTTGGAAAAGGAGTGTTCGCCTGCAAGACCAATAGTTGTGATATCAACTGCCATTTTTTATCCTTCTAATTGCGTTGTGTTAAAGTCTTGTGATGTTTACTCGACCATTGCCATAAGCGGCTTGATTTGAGTTAGATTGGTTGTTACCGCCATTATATGAACCGCCGCCGCCTGCTGAGGAAGACCAGTATGATGCACCACCACCGGAGTAACCACCGCCGCCTCCAGAACCATTGTAGCTGCTGTAATAGCCTGCGCCTCCTCCAAAGCCTCCTCCGCTGCTCCCTCCATTACCATTTGAGTTAGCAAACGCATAACCTTGACTAGGAGAACCGCCACCATTGCCATAGAATCCGCCGCCACCGCATCGTCCCCAAGTGCCACCGCCACCATTACCATTGCTACCGCCACCAAAGTTATAACCTTGGCCACTCGTGCCGGTAGTAGCATGTCGTGAGTTCTGGTTGTTTGGACCACCACCACCACCACCACCTGAAACGATCAGAGGGCTAGTGTTGGATGTTGCAACGTAAGTCCCGCCACCACCAGGAGTCGTAGCATATCCGCTACTCGCAGCTTGGCCCACGACAATTTGGATTACTTCACCCTGAGTTAGATTGAAGTCACCGCGCATCCGAGTTCCGCCGCCGCCTTGGTAGCCCCAACCGTTTGAATAACCTCCCACAGCACCATACGTCTCTATTCTGTATGTAGCGTTTTGAGGAACTGTCCATCGCTGATATCCAGCTTTAGTCATGTTCAAGAACGAATTAGCCCATGAAGGATTTCCTACACCGCTGCGAGCTTGGGCGATGCTTGGACCGTTGGTACCACCGCTGCCGCCGTTGTTGAAAGTTGCAGAGTTGAAGGAATAAAGGAATGGTGGCTGATTGAACTGATACAAGTGGGTCTGAAATCCAGTATTTCCTTGTGAGTCTGTAATAGTAATGACAACTTCTCTACCAGGCTCTGGGATAATTTCCTGAGAAGTTCCAGACACCACTCCAGTTGAAGTATTTAGGGTTAAGCCAGTAGGAAGAGATCCAGAAGTAACCGCGAAAGTGTAAGGTGCGGTGAAGCCAATTACCGTCATCTCGGTAGGCGTAATTGGGTTAGTCTGAGCATCAGTTCCTGTGCGGTTTATGTTGCGCGGCACTAATTCGCCGATGCTAGAAAGGACGTCAAAGTTATGCTGATCGTATCTAGTATCTACGAAATAAAAATTAACTTCATCTAGGGCAGCGTCAGCAACATCAAACCTACCGGAGACTGGAAAAGAGTAGCGAATCATATCGCCCTCTTCGTAGCCGTGATCCTTTATGTGGAAAATGTTTTTATCTACCGATATTCCTGCTTCGGTGAATTTTTCAATTCCGCTCCCGCCGCTAATCGTGGGAACTGGGTCGGAAGTTGGTAAGCTTCGTATAGTAAAACTATAACGATTGGTGCTACCCTGCTGGAAGAAGCTGTCGATAAAGTAAGTAGTGTTCGCTGTCAAGCCGCTTGCGGCAACACCTGCCTGAGTAACAGTCGTGCCATCCTCCGCAAGTTCATCCTCAACCGTATAAAGCACCATGGTGCCCGAATACCATTGCCTATCGACATCCATAGGAGCGCCACCCTCGATGTCAACCGTAATGAGCGATCCGCTGTATGAAGACTGGATCCCAACATAACCATTTTCGTTAGCACCATCAAACACTTTGGGGGTGTCTTTCAAGATCGATACAGTAGTTTCGGTTTCCAAGTTGATGTTATTTCCAGCAAATGTACGAGCTTGATTTGCAAGCTGGAATGTACCACTAATTGTTGCTGGTAACTCAATAATATCCCCGTTAGGCTTATCACTAACGGTAAATGTGCTAGAACTCGTTGTCGAATCATCCGATATGACTGATATAAAGACGACTCCACGGGGCCTGGTTGAAAAGAACCCACTTCCTGTAGTTATGCTGTAATAAAGTGGATCGCCTCTTTTAGAGAGTGAAAAGTTTTCAGTAGTGTGCGTCACTACGATTTGATTAGTGTCTGTTAATGTTTCTACCACAGTACTGGTTGTGCCACCTACAACAGAGCTGTTGCTATAGTCAATGTTAATAGTTGACAGGGTGTTTGATCCATCAAATGTCTGCGCTGTGGCAGAGTTTGAAGAATCAAAAGATCTAGAGGATGTGTTAGACGAATCAAATTGCTGACTAATTGTAGAGTTTATGTTTAGAAAATAGAACGGTGTCTTTCTTCCAAATCCATGCGTAGAGTCAGTTGTCACAGTTAGGGTAGAAATTGGCTCAAAGTCAGTAACTAAACCAGCGGAATCGGATATTCTAATCTGAGAACCCTGGAAAAATTCACCTGTAACTATCGAGGAGTAAAGGTCCTCGATGGACAGTGTCTCTGACTGGTCGTCTTTACAGAGGTAAGTAAAAGTAGTGGTATCTGGTATCGAGTTAATGATGTAAGCACCATCAGCAGTAATAGACTTGGTTCCCTGAACGTTAATAGGGATACCTGCGGCAAGTCCGTGATCAAGCTTTGTTTTTACTGTGATCTCTCGAGTACCAGCATTGGTAGTGATTGAGTTGATGCCATCAATGGTAGTGTCGCCAGACTTAGAGAAGAATGACGGAGTATTGTTAATTAGCTCAACGGTCTCCCACTTGGTTGGCTGTAGTCCGTACTCAAAGTCGGTGTCAATCATTGTCTCAGGTTGAGACACACGTAGTTTTGTTACTGGGTCAATAAGTTCTTTTGGAAAACTGATTTCCCCGCCAGCGCCGCCGCCGCTAGTACTTCCACCAAGATATCCAGGCATTTAAAAACGTCCTTTTCCTACAATTGCTACGAGAGGTCTGATTAAATTATACACCGAACCACCAAGCTTGAGACAGAGCGTATTGTCCCGAAATACCTTGCGGTCCAGTTGGTCCAATGTTACCTGATGCAACTTCAACAAATACACCGTTAAATAGTACATAAGTTTTAGCATCTTGAGTATTGAACCAAGCAACACCGTCTGTTATGCTGTTTATATCTGGTTGAATACTAGTTGTGAGAAACTTTCCAACACTTCCTTCTGGCCCTGTTGGTCCAGTCGGGCCATCCACACCAGCCACCCCTCCTGGCCCTGTGGCACCAATTGGGCCTAAGTAGTTTCCGGTAAATATCCAGGTAGCACCATTCCACACATAAATTGAGCCCTCGGCTTGGACGTAATACGCGTCACTAGGTGCTGCGGTTCCTGGTAATTGATTTGTTGTTAAAACTGTACCGAGAACATTTAGGGAGACACCTTGCGGCCCAGAAGGACCCGTAGAACCAGTAGGTCCAGTCGGACCAGTAGGGCCTAAATCACCCTGAGGTCCAAGAAGCCCTTGAGGACCTACTAGCCCCTGAGGACCCGTTGGGCCTTGATCACCAGTAGAGCCTGTAGGGCCAGTTGGTCCAAGATCACCCTGAGATCCCACGTCACCCTGAGGTCCAACAATCTGACCTACGTTTGACCAAGAACTCCCACCCCACACAAAGAGGTCACCAATATCTTGAACAACATACGCGTCATTTATGTCGTTAGTTATAATCGAAGCTGCACTACTCCCGCCAAGAGCTGGTGTTGATTCCGAAACATAGTATAAAACTTCAGGAGCATCTTCAGGGACGACAAATATTAACGAGCCATTAGTGCCTGCGGTTCCAGAATAAACAACTCCGCTGGTATACGCGAAGTCAACCACTCCACCCACTGCTGAGTGGTGGCCGTCTTGACTTTCAGATAGGTATATTTTATTTCCCGCATTGGATGCAGCCGACTGCGAGAAAACATAAGTTCCACCGCGGTGCATAAACAGGTTGGAAGTTAGCTCTCCTCCAATATAAAACTTATTTCCTTCTTCTGTAGATTCAACTGTTACTACAAATGTAACTGAAGAAGTAGATGATGGCAAAAAGTTAGAGGAGGGCACTGATCCCAATAAACTTATAGCGGTACCCTGAGGACCAGTTGGACCAGTAGGGCCTAAATCACCCTGAGGACCAACATCACCTGTAAATTGAGCAACGGAATTCCATGCAGTGCCGTCCCAAATATATACAAAGCTATCTTCTAGAACAACATACGCGTCATTGTCCTGATTACCAGTAAGTGGGAGGTTACTCACTGTAGAGATAGGCCCGATTAGATTTACTGGCAACCCACGAGGACCAGTAGGGCCTAAATCACCCTGAGGTCCAACAATTTGACCTGAATCGGTCCAAGACGTGCCGCCCCAGAAATATAAATTACCGTCTTGATCTACAATTCTTGTGTCGTTTAAGGAGTTTCCACTAGAAGGCAGATCTCCAAATGTGGCAACAGAGCCTTTAAGTGTCAGGTCAACGCCACGAGAACCTGTTGGGCCTAGGTCACCCTGAACACCCTGTGGGCCAGTGGCACCTACGTTACCAGTAAGACCTATAGAGCCAGTGGCACCCGTTGCACCCGTCTGACCTGTAGCACCAATTGGACCTTGTACGCCAGTTGAGCCAGTTGGACCCATTGGTCCAGCAACACCGGTTAGGCCAGTTGCACCTGTTGGGCCCCTGTCTCCAATAAACTGACCTGCGGAGACCCAGTTGGTTCCGTCCCAAATATATAAATTACTTGTTGCTGCTACAGCAAGAGCATCGTTAGTATTGTTGCCGAGCAGGGGTAGGTCTTCTTCAGTATTTACAGAGCCTCTAATGTTTATAGAAGACCCTGTTGCACCTGTTGGTCCAGCTAGACCAATGTCTCCATCATTACCCGTTGGCCCCTGAGGACCAGTCGGTCCTACGTCACCCTGAGGTCCTGTTAAGCCAATCGCTCCTACGTCACCCTGAGTACCTGTTGGACCTATGGGGCCTCCAACTCCTTGTGCACCTGTTAATCCAGTATCACCCTGAGACCCCTTAAGGGCCAAAATCTGCCATTGGACACTGCCCTGGGGCACCTCTCCAGTAGTTGTATCAAGAGAGAAGTAAGAACTGTCACCATAAACAACAGCGTCAGCATACACGTATGTAGTACTCGAGTCCCACTCGCCTTGCCACTGAATACCTGCAGCACCCTGAGATCCTTGTGGTCCTGTAGCGCCTATGGGTCCAGTAGTACCTACCGCACCAACGGATCCATCATTACCGTCAGCACCTGTTGGGCCAGTAACTCCCTGCGGTCCTGTTGCACCTAAATTACCCTGTGCACCTGTTGGTCCAGTTGGTCCTAAAATACCTTCAGCACCAGTCGAACCAGTTGGACCTAGAGGCCCTTGCTCCCCCTGAGGACCAGTAGGGCCTAAATCACCCTGAGGTCCAACAATTTGACCTACGTTGTTAAATACTTCGCCGTCCCAGACGTAAAGATCGCCATTAGCTTCTACTATGTAGGCGTCGTTTAGAGAGTTGCCACTAGAGGGTAGGCCGCCTTCTGTTGGTACGGCACCAAGTAGGTTTATAGATGTCCCCTGAGCACCTGTTGGTCCAAGGTCACCCTGAGCACCTGTTGGTCCAAGGTCACCCTGAGCACCTGTTGGGCCTAGTGGTCCTACGGGGCCAGTATCTCCCTGGGGGCCTGTTGATCCTGAAAGACCTTCGATTCCATCAAGACCAGTTGCACCTTGAGAACCTGTTGGACCTAACTCGCCCTGAACACCCTGTGGCCCAGTTGAACCTTGCGCTCCCTCGTTACCGACTGAGCCAGTCGGCCCAGTTACACCTTGAATTCCCTGTGGACCAGTATCGCCCTGCAGTCCGGTTGAGCCAGTTGAACCCATTGGTCCATCGAGCCCAAGCTCCCCCTGCGGACCTGTTGCGCCTACGCTACCTGTTGGTCCCGTTGGGCCATCCACGCCTGCGGATCCATTAGAGCCTTGTGGACCAGTCGGTCCAAGATCACCCTGAGATCCGGTTGACCCCTGCGGACCTGTTGCGCCTACGCTGCCTACTGCTCCGATTGCCCCCTGGGCACCTGTTGGACCTGTTGCGCCATCATTACCCGCCGGGCCAGTCTCTCCCAGACCTATAGGGCCAGTCGGACCAAAGGGGCCTTGTAGTCCCGTAAGACCCTGAATACCTGTAGATCCAGTAGGACCCGTCGCGCCGACAATTTGAGAGTACTCTACGTTCCATACAGTGCCGTCCCAGACGTAAGTTGTCTGTCCATACACATACTCGTCGTTTAGCTCCGGGCTATTTGGGAAATTAATTGGCATTATTAACCTTCTATGATCCTTAGTCGTGCTGCGATTTGATCTAGAGCATCAGCAATAGTGGTTGGCTCAACAGCGTCCCAGTTAGAACTAGTAGCTGGGGTGTATGTAGTTGCACTACCAGCAGCACCTGTTGGGCCTTGAGGGGCAGTGGCAACCTGAACCCACTGGCTACTATCTACGTCTTGAATGTAGACGTACATTTTACCGGTTTCTAGGTCTGCCCAAACTTGTCCAGCGTATGGATCTGATGGGAATACTGTTGCAAAGGCACCAGAGCTACCCTGAGGACCAGTTGGACCTACAGGCCCACCAGATGGTCCTGTTGCTCCTGTTGGCCCCTGTGCTCCTTGAGGCCCTCCCTTGGATACTTCTACACGATTGCTGTACATGGCCATTATCTAGTTACCTCCGCACGTACGGTAAAATTTCCTAAAAGAAGTCGTTCGACTACTCCAGTCATTGGTGCCTCTATCTCTAAATCGTAAACGTAATTACCTTCTACTACTGTTGACATATCTGTTGCTGATACTAAAAGGTCAAATCTTCCTTCAACTCCAAAAACTATAATCCGTCCATTTTCCGTAGTGAGTTCAAGAGCTACCGCGGCTGAATTGACAGCTGGCCTAACCTGCATACGTGCCGTGTAGCCTGTTGTATTGTGCGGAGTGCGCTTAGCATCCTTGTACACAACCGTGTATGAGAAAGTTGCACCCTGATCGGCCACTATGTTATGTGTGCCTTGATTATTGGCAAGGCCGCCATTGTAGAGATTTGTAGAAGGCATTTGACTCTTTCGGCGAGAGGTTACAGTCAACTATCATTCTACAGCATTTGTAGTTCGCCCATAAGGGAGATATACTTAGGCACAGGAGAATCCATGAGCTTGGTGCTAAACACAGAAACACAACAAAAAGAAGAGCAAAACGAGAATAAACTTGCTCACTATGCTGAAGCAGCCTCAGTCAGTGAAGCTTACGTGCTTGGAACGCCAGTTAAAGCTCTCTGTGGAGAGATTTTTATTCCTTCTCGTGACCCTGAAAAATTTCCCGTATGCAGAACTTGCAAAGATATTATAAATGCACTATTATTGAGCTCGGATTAAAAATCGACCAACAGATTTTGTCCTATACTAGAGCTTCAACTCCTGACGAAATCACTTATTTTGGGATACAAACGTCAGGATTTGGCGTCTCAAAACAACGAAGGGTACACCACACATGACAGTCACCGTCTATACGCTCCCATCCTGCGTTCAGTGCGACAGTACCAAGAGACTTTTGACTAGGAATGGAATTAAGTTTGAGATAATTGACCTCAGCCGAGATGAGGCCGCCATGGCACTTGTAAAAGAGCTTGGATATACTGCTGCACCTATTGTTGTTGCAGGTGACGACCACTGGAGTGGTTTCCGGATGGATAAAATTTCTGCACTTGTATAATCATGTACGACATAGTATATTTTTCTAACGTATCTAATAATACGCACAGATTCATGGAAAAGTTAGGCCTTCCAGCTCAGAGGATACCAGTCCGATGGGACGGTGAAGAGCCTTTCATGGCTTACGGAGAGTACGTTTTGTTTCTCCCCACTTATGGTGGAGGAAATGACGAACACACTGTGCCAAAACAGGTCAAAAGTTTTTTAAACATTAAGACCAATAGAGACTTGCTTCGCGGTGTTGTCGGACTCGGCAATACTAATTTTGGTGACCACTTCTGTGGTGCAGCCGAGATGATTTCAGCAAAAACTGGTGTACCTTTGCTGTATCGCGTAGAAATTATGGGTACACCATACGACGTAGAACAAGTAAACGAGAGGTTAAAACAACTGTGGACAACTACAGCTATCACGAATTAAATGCAATGCTCAACTTATATGGCCCTGATGGAGAGATTCAGTTTGACAAAGATAAGGCAGCAGCTCGCGCTTACTTCCTAGACAACATCAACCAGAACACTGTATTTTTTCACACTCTCGAAGAAAAGCTCACATATCTCGTTGAGCAGGACTATTATGATCAAGATCTCCTGAGAAAGTACTCTGAGGAAGAGGTAAAGGATCTCTTTAAGCAGGCATACGCCTACAAGTTCCGTTTTGAGTCGTTCCTTGGTGCCTACAAGTTCTACACTCAGTATGCGCTGAAAACCTTTGACGGCGAACGCTACCTAGAGCGCTTCGAAGACCGCGTTGTAATGAACGCTCTTATGCTGGGGCAAGGCGATGCCGATCTAGCTAAAGATTTGGTCGAAGAGATCATCTCTGGACGCTTTCAGCCAGCAACTCCCACCTTCTTAAACGCAGGTAAGAAACAGCGTGGCGAATATGTTTCGTGTTTCCTATTGCGCATCGAAGACAACATGGAGTCGATTGCTCGTGCCGTAAACTCTTCGCTGCAGCTTTCAAAGCGTGGTGGCGGTGTTGCTCTAAACCTCTCCAACCTTCGAGAGCAGGGTGCACCAATTAAAAAGATTCAAAATCAGTCTTCTGGAGTTATCCCTGTGATGAAGATGCTTGAAGATGCATTCTCGTACGCAAACCAGCTTGGCGCTCGCCAGGGTGCCGGAGCGGTTTACCTAAACGCTCACCACCCAGATATTATGAGGTTCTTGGACACAAAGAAGGAGAATGCCGACGAGAAGACTCGCATCAAGACCCTTTCAATCGGAGTAGTCATCCCTGACATCACACTTGAGCTGGCTAAGAGTGGTGATGACATGTACTTGTTCTCACCTTATGACGTTGAGCGTATCTACGGAGTTCCATTCGGAGATATCTCAGTTACTGAGAAGTATCAAGAAATGGTTGACAATCCAGAGATTAAAAAGACTAAGATCTCAGCACGTGAGCTATTCCAGCGCATTGCGGAGCTTCAATTTGAGTCTGGCTACCCATACATCATGTATGAAGACACCGTGAATGATGCCAACCCAGTAGAGGGTCGCATCAACATGTCAAACCTTTGCTCTGAGATTCTGCAGGTGAACACACCAACCACCTACAACGCGGATCTTTCATACGACCAGATCGGCAAGGACATCTCTTGCAACTTGGGATCACTAAACATTGCTAAGGCAATGATGTCACCTGACTTCGAGAAGACCGTTAGAACCGCCATCAAAGCTCTAACAGCGGTGGCTGACATGAGCTACATTGACTCGGTAATGTCCATTGCCGAAGGTAACAAAAAATCTCGTGCAATTGGACTTGGCCAGATGAACCTTCATGGTTACTTTGGTAAGGAAAGTATGCACTACGGTGACGAGGAGTCAATCGACTTTACTAGCGTTTACTTTATGACCATCTTGTACAACGCTCTAAAAGCGTCCAACGAGATGGCTAAAAAGACCAAGGACCCTTTCGACAACTTTGAGAACTCAAAGTACGCCTCTGGTGAATTCTTCAGCAAGTACATCGGAGGCGACTGGGGCCCTAAGACTGACAAGGTTAAAGGCATCTTTGACACTGCTGGAATTAAGATTCCAGGAGACTTTGAGTGGGTCGAATTACGCGCTTCGGTAATGGAGCACGGTATCTACAACCAGAACCTTCAGGCTGTTCCACCAACCGGCTCGATTTCCTACATCAACAACTCAACAAGCTCGATTCACCCGATTGCAGCGAAGATTGAGATCCGCAAAGAGGGAAAGCTTGGACGTGTTTACTATCCAGCTCCGTTCCTTACTAACGACAACATGGAATACTTCACTGATGCATACGAGATTGGTCCTGAAAAGGTTATCGATGTCTACGCAGCAGCAACTGCCCACGTTGATCAAGGCCTATCACTAACCCTGTTCTTCAAGGACACCGCAACCACAAGAGACGTAAACCGAGCCCAGATCTACGCTTGGCGCAAAGGCATCAAGACTATTTATTACATCCGCATCCGCCAAATGGCTCTCGACGGCACTGACGTCGAAGGCTGTGTAAGCTGCATGCTCTAACAGAGAAAGAAAATACTATGAAAACTAAGCTAGTTACGAGGCCAATCAACTGGAATAAGGTTGAAGATGTCATTGATCTAGACGTCTGGAATAGGCTTACCCAGAACTTCTGGTTGCCCGAGAAGATAGCCATCTCAAATGACATCCAGTCATGGGGCACGCTAACTCCAGAAGAAAAACAATTAACCATGAGAGTGTTCACTGGTCTAACCATGCTTGACACTATTCAGGGGACTATCGGCTCGATGAGCATTATGCCGGACGCCAGGACTCAGCATGAAGAAGCAGTCATCACCAACATTGCTTTCATGGAGTCAGTCCACGCCAAGAGTTACTCGAGCGTATTCTCAACGCTGTGCTCCACTGCAGACATTGACGATGCCTTTCGCTGGTCAGAGGAAAACCCCTATCTTCAGAAGAAGGCAGACATCATTCTTGGTTACTACAACGGCGATGACCCGCTAAAGCGTAAGATTGCATCCACACTATTAGAAAGCTTCTTGTTCTACTCTGGTTTCTACTTGCCGATGTACTGGTCCTCTAGAGCAAAGCTAACCAACACCGCTGACCTTATTCGTCTAATCATTCGTGATGAGGCTGTACACGGCTACTACATTGGCTACAAGTATCAACTTGGGCTAGCAGAGCAATCTGCCGAGCGTCAAGAAGAACTAAAGGCCTACACTTACGATCTTCTCATGGAACTATATGAGAACGAGATTAGGTACACTGCAGACCTCTATGACTCCAAGGGATTGACTGAGGATGTCAAAAAGTTCTTGCACTACAACGCAAACAAGGCCCTTATGAACTTGGGCTACGAAGCGTTGTTTCCTAAGGAAGTCTGTGATGTAAATCCAGCTATCCTCTCAGCTCTTAGCCCAAACGCTAACGAAAACCACGACTTCTTCTCTGGCTCGGGCTCTTCATACGTGATTGCTAAGAACGAGGCGACAACCGACGACGACTGGGACTTCTAAGGAGGCGAAAATGGGTTGCGACTGCGAAGGCTGCGGATGCGGTACAAGTAAGTAAAAAGACAGGCCACCCTACGGGGTGGCTTTTCTTTTGTACACTATAACTATGCCTACATATTCCTATATTTGCGAAAACGGACATAAGTACGAAGAAATTCGGTCAATGACTGAGAATTTGCAAAAGACGACTTGCGCAGAAACCCCTTGTGGCACTACACTTAAGAGAGTATTCAGCGCGCCTCCAATCACCTTCAAAGGTGGTGGGTTTCATGCTAAAAGTGGTTAAAAAAGTAATAGGAGCCCCATGAAAACCCAAAAAAACGTAGACGTAGAAATTATTGGCATCAACCTACCCGAGTTCAGTAGTAGACAAAAACCCCTTTGCGCCGACGCGGATCCTGAGCTCTTCTATCCTGTAGAAGTTGAAAGCAGGCTGAGCGCCAGAGGTACTGTTGTTTCCGCTAAATACTTAGACGAAAGAGCTGCTAAGAAAATATGTAATCAGTGCCCTCTGCAAATGGCCTGTTTGAAATATGCTATAGAAAACTCGGAGTACGGTATATGGGGTGGAACTTCTGAGACTGAAAGGGCAAACCTTCGCAGAAGGATTAGGCGTAACTAGTGGACTTCAACACTTGATACAATAGAAACACCTGGGGAAGAGGCGAATTAATTAATGGACCCTAGGAGTTTAAATGGCATTACTACCCGAAGTACTAAGAAGAACCATAGCTCTAATTATTCTCCGTGTAAGTGGAGTCTTTGCTGGAGGCTCTCTTGCTGGAGTTTCACTCTGGCAATCAGCCGCAATGGCGGCATTTATCGGCCTCATGGATGTAGCGGAGAATCTATCTCGTGCCTACATGATTGATGGACATCTTGATGAGGAAGAAATAAACGCTGCTTTTGGTGGCAATGTCGTTATGGATGAGGATGCAGAGTTAGCAAAAACTATTAAGTAAGAAAGATAAACCAGATAATCTTTTCTCTTTACGAAACCCCTTTTGACATTTTTGTCAAGAGGGGTTAGTATTTTCCCATGAAAGATAATTTTGATAAATGGCTGCAAGTTGGAATAAAAAATAATTGGTGTGGTCCAGCCATATGCTATACGCACGATGGGCTTCCAATTTCTGAGCGTCAGTCCCAAGAATTTGAAGAAGGTGGAGACCCTTGCCTCCATATTATTAGGCTTTATGAAGATGTTGAGACAAAACAAGAGATAGAAGACAACCACCCACCTTCTGTTTGGAGAGCGCCACGCAATAAATAGCAAGAGTGATCCACTCATAACTAAATATGTGTAGACTTATCACAGATGTAACAACGAAGGAGCTAACTTGTCCGAAAACTCAAACAACGAGATCACTTCAGGAGCAGTAAGGACCTTTGTACTAGATACATCTGTTCTCCTTTCTGATCCAAAGGCAATCTTTCGTTTTGCGGAACACGAAGTTGTTCTGCCCATCGTTGTGATTAATGAGCTTGAGAAAAAGCGAAACGATGGCGAGATAGGCTACCTATCACGTAAAGCGCTCCGATTATTAGATGACCTTCGCGATGAACACGAGCGCCTAGACTTTCCTATTCCAGTCGGGGACGGTGGAACTTTAAGAGTCGAGCTTGGAAACATTGAGCCTGGCATCCTGCCAACCGGTTTTCAGCTGGGAGATAACGACTCTCGTATCTTGGCGGTAGCGGCGAATCTCAAAAGCGCAGGCTATGACGTAACCCTAGTCTCCAAAGATCTTCCTATGCGAGTAAAAGCTGCATCAATTGGGCTGAACGCTGAACAGTACCTACATGAACTTGCCAACGAAGAGTGGCACGGCATCTCAGAGATTGCTGTCTCTGGTACAGACATAACTAATCTCTACGACAACGGTGAACTCGCACATGAATCCATCAAGGGTATGCCCATAAATACTGGACTAGTACTATCTTCAGAGTCTGGTGGTGCACTAGGTCGAGTCACAGACAGTGGGACCATTCGTCTGGTCAAGGGCGATCGTGAAATCTTCGGACTACATGGACGCTCTGCTGAGCAGCGACTTGCTATCGATTCGTTGTTGGATCCGGGTATGGGCATCGTCTCACTCGGCGGCAAAGCCGGAACTGGAAAGAGCGCGTTGGCGTTATGCGCTGGGCTCGAAGCGGTCCTTGAGAGGAAAGAGCACAAAAAGATTATGGTGTTCCGACCATTGCATGCAGTAGGCGGTCAAGAACTTGGATACCTTCCCGGAACCGAAGCTGAGAAAATGAATCCTTGGGCTCAGGCGGTTTTTGACACGCTCGGATCGCTGGTCTCGAAAGAAGTAATCGAAGAAGTAATGGCTCGTGGAATTCTTGAAGTCCTACCACTAACGCACATTCGTGGACGCTCGCTCCACGACACTTTTGTAATCGTAGATGAAGCTCAGTCGCTAGAGAAGAATGTATTGCTGACTGTTCTATCTCGTATTGGACAAAAGTCTAGAGTAGTTCTGACACACGACGTAGCTCAGAGGGACAACCTCCGAGTGGGCCGTCATGATGGAGTTGCCTCAGTTGTTGAGAGATTGAAGGGCCAGTCTATATTTAGCCACATCACTTTGATGCGCTCCGAACGAAGCGAGATAGCTGCTCTGGTTACAGATCTTCTAGACTACTAGATGACCAAACGCGAAGCTAAAAACGCCACTATTGACTACAGCGGAGATAACAAAGAGAGTATCTTTGGATGGTGCTCCACTAAACAGCACTCGGATTGCATAATAAATTTCCCTGGCCACAGCTGTGTGTGTTGCTGTCACGATGTAGATCTGTTAGTATCTGACGATGCATAATAATGAGAAGCAGAGTTTTACAGGTCTTATCCTGAAGCTTATAAAGCAAAAGTTTTGTAAGCATTACGATACGACTGATATATCTTGTCCGTACACCATGAGGACCTACACCGACTGTATTGATTGCGGTCTCAGGATAAAAATAGAGCCAGCAAAAGGCTAGAGCGTGATTTGGCAAGATCTCTAAGGTACTTAATGTAGCATACTGTACCCCCCGGTTTTGTTCATTAATGTACAAAGAGTAGTGTACAAAAACTCTGTATAAACTTAAACCTAAGTTTGTACGAAATAGAGGGGGCCCCCTCAATTGGGACTTTCACTCTGCCCTATACTGAACATATGGAAAATAAAAAAATTAACTTAATACCTGAAGAGCGAGATCTAGCAGATTCGCTAGCCCAGATTGCTAACAAGTACGGGAAACTCAATGCGGATGACACTGGCATATGGGCTGGCTACACTTCCGCCGAAGAAAACTATGAACTTGCAGTTATAAACGTCAAGTGTGGAAGTTGTGTCTTCTTCGAGGGGCCAGGCAGCTGTCAAATTGTAGAAGCTGAAATAGAGGAAGGTGGCTTATGTCGACTTGCCATCATTCCAGACGGTGTAGTGACTGCGGCAGCTGGGTCAAAGCCCGCTCCAAAGAAGGATCAAATAAAAGGCTCTAGCAAGAACAAGGCGGGGTCTGCTTCTTCGGGTAAGAGCGTAAACTTTTCCGCAGCCATTACTAAGTCCCTTGAGACAAAAGTAAAAAAGCATAACGAGAAAGCTGCCAACGGTCGCAAGGTGACTTTGGCTAAACTAAAAGCTGTGTATCGACGCGGTGCTGGTGCCTTCTCCGGTTCCTATCGTCCCGGTCAGAATAGAAACTCTTGGGCGATGGCTCGCGTTAACGCATTCCTGCTGTTGGTTAGGACAGGTAAGCCGAAAAACGCCAAGTACATCACGGACAATGATCTTTTACCGAGAATGCACCCGCGTAGTACTGCTTCGGTCTCTAGGTCTCCGTTACTAGCATCTCTAATGCAAAGCTATGATGTAGTGGATCAAGAAGATTACCCTGACGACCTGCTAGAACCCTGGCTCTCCTAATAGTTGTTTTTCTGGACGCCCCTAAATCTAAGATGTATAATTGAACTGCGGAGATAATCCGAACTGAAGGCGGTAAGAATGTTGAAAATACTAACAAACTCCGAGGAGTGGACGCTTACTGCCCTGGACAGATGTGATTTTGATTGCGCATCCCAAGCCTATGTTAGAGCTGTTGGGGATGCTGGCGAGCTACTATTCTGCTCCCACCACTACAATAAGATTTCGAATAACTCTAAGTCATATGAGGGCCTAATGAAGTTTGCTTATCAGGTAGTTGATGAGCGCGAGCGCCTCATTGAAAACAGGCTTCAGGGCTTAAATTAGATTATAGTTAGTCAGCTCTACTAAAGTTTGCATATTTTAGATAGGCTTAGCTCATGACTACTTCTATACTCGTTGTTTTTGCAATTCTACTTATACCCTCTGTAGCAGCTGCTTTTGCAGTAGGTTATACGATTGGTATTAAGCAATCAAGTGTGCGAATTTTAAAAATAATAGACGCCGCTACTGTAGGAGTAGATCCAGACGTAAGAGACTATAAAAAAAGACTTAAGAAGATGTTAAATGAGTGAAGGCAAGGCACTACTATATGCGCGAGTCTCTACCGCGATGCAAGTTAGTGATGGTATATCGCTAGATGTACAAGAAAGGCAGCTAATAAACGCTGCTGAGTTTCACGGCTTTGCAGAGTGGGAAGTTATTCGCGAAGAAGGCAAGTCGGGTAAGAGCGTAAAAGGACGCCCCGTTCTGCAATCTGCGTTGAAACGCCTTGAGGCCAAAGAAGTAGACGCCCTTATTGTTACAAGAATAGACAGACTGGCTAGGAGTACAACTGACTTTCTTGAGATAGTGGACAAGGCCGCCAAGCAAGGGTGGCGACTAATAATGCTAGACCTAAACCTAGATACTTCTACGTATCAAGGAAGATTTGTAACAACCGTGATGAGTGCCCTCGCCGAGATGGAGCGTGGCATCATTGCCTCCCGTCAGAAAGATGTGCACAAGGATAGACGAGAGCGTGGCATTGTTTGGGGAAAGGACATGGGCCCAATAAATAAAACTCCGCAAGTCATAAAAGATCGAATTTCTGCGGAAAGAAGTGCTGGACGGTCCTATCGTGAGATAGCTAACGGATTAAATCAGGAAAAAATAGCTACCCAGAATGGTAAAATATGGTACGCTACAACAGTAAAGAACATTTTAGATGGGATGTCACCTAGTGAAGCGTAAGAGAAAATCAATAATAAAATTCACCTCAGCGGACAGCTTTGCAGAGCAAAGTGCAGCATTCCCTTTGCCGGCAAAGAGATCTGTCCCAGATTGGTATAGAAAGATGCCATTACATTTTGGCGGTGAAGGCTATAAGTGGATGGGAGAAAGGGGGAATAACGGAACTTTTAAGGCCTGCATCCCCATGTTTGATGCCCTAACTTCAGGATATGTTATACCTACCCCTATTGACTTACTTGTTGAGCAAGATTATTCGGGAACCCCAAAATTTGTTTGGAGAGTGGCTGGCGATAGTGGCATGATTAGTACTCATGATCCTGGTCAAATACCAGAGGACATGGTCCCTGAGGAGTATGACAAAATGGCTTTCAAGTTCGCTAATCAATGGATGGTATCAACGCCTCCTGGATACTCGCTGCTGTTTACTCATCCACTAAACAGGGGTGACCTGCCATTCTATAGTTTGACTGGTATTGTTGACACTGACAAATACACCGCTCCAGTTAACTTTCCATTTTTTATCAAAAAAGGCTTTACGGGAATGATACCAGCTGGCACTCCCATGATCCAACTCATTCCTATTAAGAGAGAACCATGGGCAATGGAGCTAGATAAAAAGTTTGATGCTGATGCCGTTACAGTAGCTAATGGACCTCTTTACTCAAAGATGTGGAGAGGTTATAGAGACTTCTTCTGGGATAAGAAAGAGTATGAGTAGATGCCTAAAAAGAAAAAAGTAAACGCACCTATTGAAACTGCTCCAGCTCCAAATAAAGACTGGGAATACGTAACGGAGTTGCGAATAAATGGTAGGAATGTTGTTGCTGGGACTGAGCTAAAAATAAAAGGTCATCGAGGCAGGTTTAGATTTGTAAAGCTTGTGCGTAATGGAGAAGTGGAATGGATTGATGTTTGGGGAGGTCCAAAGAAGTTTGAATCTATGAGAAGCTTTAGACTAGAGCAGGTTCAAAGAATTCATTACAAGAATCAAACCGTGGGTAATTTAGCTGAAGAATATAAAGCTAAAAAAGCGATCTTAAAAGCAGAAGAAGGAAGTAACGATGTTTAAATTCTCTAAAAATAAGAAAACCCGTCCGGGTGAAAAATTAATTGAGTTTGGTAAGACTAGTCCCTTTATACCCAGCCCAGTGCCTGCGAGAAGTACAATACCTGATTGGTACAAAAAGGCACCTAGATTTTTGAATGGAGATACCGAAATTAAGGTAGGTTCTGCCACCTCCGCTGGTAACTTAGGTGTAAAGTACTGCGTACCATACTTAGATGCGCTAAGTTCTGGCTACACTGCAAAACTTTGGGCTGATATTCAGGTCAAACAAGGGCCTAAGGGGCCCATCTTTAACTGGTCGGTTGATCCAAAGATAATCGAAGGCCGAACAGTAGAGGGTTTTGAAACCTTGCCTGTACCTATCGGTCACTCTGAAGAACAGTTTATATGGATACAGCCCTTCTCTGTAAGGCTCCCTAGGGGGTATAGTGCAATCTTCACACACCCATTTAATAGGTTCGATCTCCCGTTCACTACGTTGACTGGAATAATGGATTGTGATGACGTAATGCCAGAAGGTAATTTTCCATTCTATTTGCAAGAAGGTTGGGAAGGTATAATACCAGCAGGCACCCCTTTCTTTCAGATAATTCCATTTAAGAGAGAAAAATGGGTGGCTATAGACAATCACGCCGTCTGGGAGGCGGCTCAGAAAAGACTTTGGGACTCTGCCGCTGTTGTTGCGGGATTCTACAAGCGTAAGCTTTGGTCAAGAAAAGAGTACAGAACAGATTATGACAGCAAATAAACGCTCAGTTGAGAACTACGTAATTCTTGGTGGTGGAACAGCTGGGTTGCTAACAGCGCTATACGTAAGGCAAGTGCTCCCTACTAAAAACGTGATCATCGTAAAATCAGATGAGATAGGAGTAATCGGTGCTGGTGAGGGCACCACTCCTATATTTATTGATCTCTTGGATTTTCTTAATATACCCGTATCCCGATTAGTCCAAAAAACTGGCGCTACTCTAAAAAATGGTATTAACTTCAAGGGCTGGTCTAAAGACCTCCCGGAGGAAAATTACTTACATCCCTTTAATGCAGATTTCGGTGCTGGAATATCTAGCTTAGAATCATACGAACACATTAATGGAGTTCACCCAGGGTTTCTTGTAGCTCGTGATGCGGGGGATTCTCTAAGTGCCGCAGACTTAACTAGCATGTTGGTAGAAGGTCATCAAATCGCGGCGATTGACGAAGGTATCGTTATACAAAATGCAGATCCAATCAACAATTACACTCATATGGTGCAGTTTGCACTCCACTTTGATGCTATTGCTCTAAGTAAGGAACTGCTAGCAATTGCAAAATCACGCAAAATAAAAGTAGTTGAGGGAATTGTCTCAAGTTACGAAAGAGATGACTCTGGAGATGTTAAGAAACTAATTTTAGAAGACTCTACTGAGGTCGAATCAGATTTCA